TTATCGAAGACTGCCTGCGTGACTGGACAACCGACGCCCGCCCGGAGGTGGCAACCATCGTTCAAGACGCCTTCCGCGTCGACACAGCGGGCAACATCCGCACCGGCCAAGTGCTGGGACTACGCCGCCTCAACATTCAGGACAAGCGCTGGCTGAAAGCCATGGATGCTATCTCTGATGCCGTTCAGGTCACCGGCTCCAAAAGCTACATCCGCATCTATGAGCGCGTCGGCAGCACCGACCAATACCAGCCCATCAGCCTAGATATCGCGGGAGTCTGAAGGCCATGAAAGTTTATGGATTCGATGACACAGGGCCGCTCAGAGGAGAGCTGCAAAGCACGCAATTAGAAAGCTTCGCAGTGGAGTATGAAGAGTGGCCATTCGGCTGGGAGTTCGCATCGCGTTCATTTGCCAAGGCAAAAGCCGAGTTGCTACGGCAGATGAAAGAAAACAATGCAGATCCCGACCAGATCAGACTTGTTCGCCAGTTCAAAGCTAGCGACGTACCGGAAGTGGAGTCCTAACAATGCCCAGCAAATGCGCGTTTTTCTACCAGCTCCAGGAGCGCGGCATCAGTGCCGCGCAGGCCAAACAGTGGCTAAAGCAGAACCCGCCGCCGCGTAAGTGGAAGCACAGCGCCTGGCGTTGGGCTAGCGAGAACATGACCGATGAGGTGACCCAATGAGCACGGTTTTGAATGCCAGTTCAATCAGCGTCAGCCCTGCGATCAGCGGTTTTGTTGGCACGTTGCGCGGCAAGCGTGCCACGGGTGCCACCCACCGCGACGCGGCCCTGAACGTAGCGCGCAAGGTGTACGGCCCCAAGGTCAACGTCGTTAACGACTACTTGCGCCACTCCGATGTAGCGGCGGGCATCCATTACCGCTACCACATCACGCATTGAGGTGCCGCATTAGCAAGGTCGAACCATAGCGAAACGCCCCCGCGTGGGGCGTCTGCTGGGCGTGGTGGCCCAGCACTGATGAGCAGCCAATGAGGTGATGCATGGATAAATGGAAGGAACTAGCAGAGCTACTGACGGGCGCGTTTGGCGTTGCCAAAGTCCGCGCCAACGGTCACGAAGTTATTTTTCAGAAGTGCGTCCACCGCGAGAAGCTGGTGGTGCAGGTTTGGGTAGATGGCGTCATGAAAGGCGACTGGACAAGTGTGGGCGATAAAGGAGAACCAAAACACCCCGAAGGCCGTTTCTTCTTCCCGATGAAGCGCCGCCCTTGGAAGCTGAAACAGTACAAGGAACTGAAGAAGGTTTTCGGCAAGAAGGAAGCCGACAACATGACTGAGCTGCGCGTGGTCGGCTTCCTGCCTTACTGGGGCTCTCCGCGTCCGCTGATCAGCCATCTGAAAAAGAACTTCCCTGATCTTGAGCTGCTACCGCTGACCACCAGCGAGGTAGCGTCATGACTCTCGAACGCATTCCCTTCAAGCCAGAGGGCGAAGAGTGGCAGGAATCGTTCAGCATGCTATGTGGCATGTGTTTGCACTTGGGCGATTGCGAAGTCATCGAAGCCATGATCGAGATAAAAAACGGTAATCCTTGGCCCCAAGGTGGTTGGGTCACCGACCCAGGCGCAGGCATCACGTGCTTCAGCTACCAGCCGAAACCAGTACGCACTCTAAGAGGCCAGGAGCTAGAAGACGCCCTGAACAGTGCGGTACCCATTTGCAGTGGCTGTGCGGCTCGCAAGGGTAGCGACGCCTCCAAGAGCCTACACACCCAGCGTGACTTCAACGCCGCCGTAAAGCGCCAAGGCATGTTTGCGTGCCATGAAGGTGACAACCACGGCAAACCCTGTGGTGGCTGGTGCAACGCGGTACGCCGCCAGATGAACGGAGCCAAGCCATGATCAGTAAAGGCAAGCTTGCCCAGATCCACATCGCTAAAGCCCAATTGGGCCTAACCGACGAAGATTACCGCGCCATTCTCGCCCGCAAAGCAGGCGTGAGCAGTGCCAAAGAACTCACAAATCGTACCGTTGGCGGTGTGATGTTTGAGTTTCGCCGCCTGGGTTTTGAGCCAAAGCCTGCCAAAAAAGCGGGCCGTAAGTCACCTAACCCACCAGCAACACGCCAAGCGGAAATGAAAAAGGTAGAGGCGTTGCTGGCGGAAGCAGGCCGCGCCTGGGCCTACGCCGATGGCATGGCCAAGCACATGTTCAGAGTCGACCGAGTGGACTTTCTCGATGATAACCAACTGCACAAGCTGCTCCAGGCGTTGATCATCGACGCCAAGCGCCGCTCTTCAAAAACAGGACGGTACCCCAATGACCTCGCATAAGGTAGACAACCTAGATCTTGGCTTCGGCATTCCCGCCGATGCCCTGGACTACCTCGACCCTGAGATCCTAAAGAAGTGGCCACAAGGGCTAAGCGATATGCTCACCGTGGTCGAGAACGCCCATGTCCGCGCCGGTGATGATCCCAAAGTAGCGCGCAGCCGCGCTTTTGCCGCCGTGCGTGCTATCAGCTCGTTTGCCGGTGGCCGTAGCCTCTACGTACCCCAAGGCCGCCAGTTAGACCGTGCCCTGCGAGACCGCGAAATTTGGGAACGCCACACCGGCGACAACATTCCCCAACTGGTCGAAGACTACGACCTAACGGAAGCACAGATCTATAGCATTCTCGGCGAGCAGCGCAAGCTGGCCCGCGCCCGGATGCAATCTGATCTTTTCGGCGACAGCGCAAACGGCTAAGCTAGCCTCAACCGAGTTAGGAGAATAAGCATGAAAGCACTCGCAGGGATCACGATCATCAGCGCCGCGCTACTGGCTGGCTGCGGCGAGAGCCAAGCAACCAGCAACGTCACCATTAATGAGGAAGCGATCAAGGCTGAAGTGATGGCTGGCAGTACTGCAAAAGACTTTCTAGTGACTGAAGATGGCGCTATCTATGTGGGCGTACTGGATAACGGCAACAACCGCGACGGCTATGCGATGTCCGTCTGTGAGACTGTCCGGGTAAACGCCACAGGTGAAGGTAGTCGCTTAGTGCGGATCATTGACGTTGCAGCTGTTTCCAGAGGCGAGGGATTCAAGACGCTAGGACGGCAGCAGTGTGAAATTTGAGCTAATAGTTTTGAGATATAAAAGGAAAAAATATGGATGACATTAGTAGCCTTGCGTCCACAGCGCTCGTAGCTCTATTCAGTGCTTGGGCTGGGGTATGGTTTTCGTTGAAAAGATTCAAAAGCGAGAAGAGATGGGAAAAAAAGACACAGGCTTACGAGAACATCATTGAAGCACTGCACTTTTCTAAAATTTATCTCGACACTCATTTAGATGCGTTATATGAGCAAAAAACCTTAAATCAGGAATACTCCGATAAGTTGCGAGATGATTCTATGAAGGCTTCGAAAGCACTACGCCGTATCGTGGATGTGGGCGCTTTGATAATTTCTGATGAAGCAATTACTAGGCTGACGGTTCATCAAGAGGAATTGAGCAGTGCTTCTCGCAGTAATGACTTCTTCGATTATTTAGACCACAGCCTAGCCGCTACAGCCTCCTGTTTAAAAGATTTGATCCCCATTGCAAAAAGAGATTTGAAGATAAAGTAGGTCTTCTACAATTTGATGGGCCAGTTTGCGCCCGCTTTTAGCAAGCTTTAAAACTCCTAAACCGCTTGATTCCCGCCCCCTAGCCGATCCCCTCTAGCCTAAACCTCACTGCACTGTGCTTACCGCTCACCACGCACGCAATGAGGCTACCTACCGTGACTCCCCAAACCCGCTACAACCTGCTCGATAAACTCCGCATTGGCCCCTGGCTAATCCTGGCCATTCTCACCACTGTCGTCGTTGGCTTGCTCTATCCACACCAGCTTGGCGTGCTGCTCTGGTCGCTGACCAAATTATGTTGGGGTGCTTACCTCGGCTACTGGATCGACCGCAGTATCTTCCCTTACGCCCGCCCGGATCGTTTCAATCCTGATAAGGACACTAATGAGCGCACATCGTGGGAAGTGCTCATGCTTCGTCGCGCCTTGATTATCGGTGCAGCCATCCTCGCATTGGGGCTAGGGGTCTGACATGGGCGCCGATACCGCCGCTGAACTGTTGGCAGAGGGCGAACGCCTTGTGGCTGAGATCGACTCACTCCCCGCTGGCCCTAAGCGTTTCGCCGCCTACCTGCGCCTGCAAGATGTTGTTGAGCGTGCCGAGCAAGCGCTCCAGGAGGAACGGTCATGATGAACGATATCAAAGCTTACCTACGCGCCAACGGCATCTGGATCGCCATGAGCCTTGTGCTGGCCACACTGCTAGTACTGGAATCTTGCCAGCCCGCACATGCACAGATCCCCAGTGCCGCGAACGGCTACCAGCGCGAACTGACCCGTGTGGTACAGCAGGAATGGGGTATGAATGGCCGTGTGGCCGTGCATGCCGCGCAGATCCACCAAGAAAGCGCCTGGCGTTCCAACGTCAACAGCCCTGTGGGTGCGCAGGGCCTTAGCCAGTTTATGCCCAGCACCTCAAAGTGGATCGCGGAGATCTACCCCGACCTGGGCCGTGCCGCGCCGTATTCCCCCACCTGGGCCATGCGTGCGCAAGCACGTTACAACAAATGGCACTGGCAACGCTTGGCGAGCGCCGCTGACGAATGCCAACGCTGGGCCATGGCACTAAGCGCCTACAACGGTGGCCTGGGCTGGGTGAACCGAGATAGACGCTTAGCGACTGCCGCCGGGGATAACCCCGGCGTTTGGTTTGGCAGCGTTGAGAAGTACACCGCCCGCGCAGGGTGGGCCCTGCGGGAAAACCGCTACTACGTGCGTCACATTCTACTAACGCTCACACCCCGCTATGCGGGTGCTGGCTGGCAAGGGGGTGCGCCATGCTCCAGCGTGTAATAGCGACCTTGTTTCTCTTAGCGTGCATCGGTTTTACGTGGAAGGCATGGCAGGTAAACGACCTGGTCAACGAACTAGCCCTTGAGCGCTCAGCGTTGCAGCAGATGACAAACAAGCGCGACGAATGGCAACAGGAAGCCACTGAGGTAGCCGACCAGCTTGACGACGCCGAGCGCAGACAACGCCTTGCAGAGGCGGATATTAAAGCGCTTCAAGAGGAACTGGCCGAACAGGCCGAGGATTACGACGCCCTTCGCCGACGCATTCAGGGATCGCCAGCCAGCGACAATGGCGAGGTGGCCCCAGTGCTTCGCTCAACGTTGGAGTCGCTGCCATGACCCTAAGAACCATCGTGATCGTAGGCGTTGGGGCAGCGCTGGCCGCCTGCGGCAGCACACCGCCAGAACCACCGCCGCCGCCACCCTCTATCAACGTTTACAGCTGTGCCACACCAGCGGGCATGACAGAGCGCGAAGACTCGCCACTGGTTCCTGTAGGCGACTACACACAGAAGGACGTAGCGCTCTACATCACCGCTCTACACCAATGGGGAACGCGGGGTTGGCTCAAAGTTGCCCGCGCCCGCGAACACGCCGATAAGTGCGTGGCCAGTACCGAAGAAGAAGACGAAGACTGAGGGGAACATGGAGATTACAAACGTATTGGATGCCCGCTTCCTTTTTGAGGTGTTAAAGAACGGCTTTCTACTCGCTGGCGGGGTTTACGTGTGGTGGACAACTCGCAACCGCGCCACCAGTACGGCTATTCGCGAGGTGCATATCAGGCTGGATGAAGTCGATAAGCACGTCTCACGCCTGGAGCAAACTCTGGAAAACCGGCCTGGCTTCAGCGAGATCGACAAGTTGCGCGGGGAAATGGCGGGTATGAACCGTTCAGTGGGTGAACTGGCTACGCAAGTGCAGGCCAGTAATGCACTACTCAACCGCTTGCATGAATACTTGCTGACGGAAAAGGGGAACCGATAATGAGCTACCAAGACTTTGAAACCGAAGGCCGTCGCCTCGGTATCCTGCGCATTCTCTCGCGCCGCAATCAGTTCACCACGAATGAGTACTCGCTCAATGATGAGCTGAAAGGCTCTTATGCCCATCACATCAGCCGCGACAAGCTGCACGGTGATCTCGCTTGGCTTGAAGAGCAAGGCCTGGTGATTACCCAGCAACCGCGCGTGGGCTGGGTGGCCACCTTAACCTCTCGCGGGGCTGACTGTGCCCAAGGCCTCGCTAACGTACCAGGCGTCGCTAAACCACGCCCAGGGGTTTGATCATGCCCCCACGCAATAAAGTGTTTGATCTGCCCCAAGAGGTTCGTGAGCGGTTAAACGAGAAGCTGGTCAGCAGTGGCTTTCAAGGCTACGAAGCGTTAGCTGGGTGGCTAAGCGAGCGCGGTTATAACGTTTCCAAGTCGAGCGTGCACCGCTATGGCCAAGACTTGCAGGAAGAGTTCGAAGAAGCCATGGGCGACGTGCGTAAGACCACCGAGCTAGCCCGCGCCATGGCAAGCGAAGGCGAAGACGAAAGCGGCCACTTGATCGATGCGACCGCTAGGATCGTACAAGACCAGCTGCTACGTATCTCTATCGCCATGCGTAAAGCCGAGCATGAACCCGACGTGGCGGCAAAGCACCTTTCCAGCGTGACCAAAGCCCTGGCCGATATTGGCCGCGTTTCGCTTAGCCAGAAGAAGTGGGCCAAGGAGTTGCGGGTGGAAGTGGCTAAAGAAGCCGCTGAGAAGGCGGAAAGCAGCATGGCCACACAAGGCATGAGCCGCGAAGCCATCGACTCCATCAAGCGCGACATCCTGGGGATTGCCTGATGAGCGCCACACTTTCCACAGCGCCCGCTACCGCGCTACCTGAATCCGTTCTTTTGCCGTACCAAAAGGCATGGATCGAAGACATCTCCGATCTCAAGATCGCTGAGAAAAGCCGCCGTACCGGCCTGACCTGGGGCGAAGCCGCCGATGGCGTACTAACGGCCAGCAGTGCCAAAGCTGCCGGTGGTACCAACCACTTCTATGTGGGCTCCAACAAAGACATGGCCATCGAATTTATCGATGCCTGTGCCATGTGGGCCAAGGCGTTCAACCGCGCCGCATCGCATATCCAAGAAGAGCTATACCAGGATGAGGATAAAGACATCCTCACCTTCAATATCCACTTTGCCAGCGGCTTCAAGATCCAAGCACTTAGCTCACGCCCCAGCAATATGCGGGGCCGCCAGGGTAACGTCACCATTGACGAAGCCGCCTTCCACGACCAGCTCGCCGAAGTACTCAAAGCCGCGCTAGCCCTCACCATGTGGGGCGCAAAGGTGCGCTTGATCAGTACCCACAACGGCGTCGAGAACGTTTTTAATGAGCTGATCCAAGACAGCCGAGCCGGTAAAAAGCGCTACTCAGTTCACCGTATCACCTTGGATGACGCTTGTGAGCAAGGGTTATACCAGCGCATTTGCCAAGTGCGCGGCAAGATCTGGACGCCAGAGGCAGAGGAAGAGTGGAAGGCCAACCTGCTCAAGGACACCGCCACGCGGGAAGACGCCTTAGAAGAGTACTACTGCGTACCCAAGGCTGGCGGCGGTGCCTACCTCTCCCGCGCAATGATCGAAGCGCGCATGGTCGAAGCGCCGGTGATTCGCTTTGAAGGTAGTGCCGAATTCAACGCGGTACCGGAGCAATACCGAGCCCTAGAGATCAACGCCTGGTGTATTGAACACCTGCTGCCACTACTGGAAAAACTCGACCCTAAGCTGGCTCACTGCTTTGGCGAAGACTTTGGCCGTAGCGGCGATTTAACCGTGATTGCCCCCATGGCCATCACCCAGCAGCTAGTGCGCCAGGTGCCGTTCCTGGTCGAGCTGCGCAACGTGCCGTTTAAGCAGCAAGAGCAAGTGCTGTTCTTCATTGCCGACCGCCTGCCACGGCTACAAGGTGGTGCGTTGGATGGTCGTGGTAACGGCCAGTACTTGGCAGAACAAGCCTCCGAGCGCTACGGCAGCATTGTCGAGGTCGTCATGCTTTCCCAAAGCTGGTACCTGAACAACATGCCACCGTTCAAAGCCGCGTTTGAAGACGAGCTGATTAGCCTTCCCCGCGACAGCAACGTGGTCGATGACCTGCGCGCCCTGCAAGTGATTAAGGGCGTCCCCAAGCTACCCGATGCTAAAACCGGCGACAGCAAAGACCGCCACGGCGATGCCGCCATCGCGCTGGCCCTGGCGTACTACGCCAGCCTGATGGACGTGGTACCCATAGAATTCACCCCCGCGCCCCTGCCTGGTGTTCCCAACCAGGACAACGACAGCGACGACATTGAAACCACCAGCTTTGGAATAGGAGGCGGCGCATGGTAAGCCCCACTGCGAAGTATCGGCGCAACCTGGTCAAGGCCAGTGCGCCAGCCCTGAAAGAACAGCAAACAAAC